GAAGTATCTGTGCCATTGTTACCAATGCCAGCTTTGTTAGTAGACCCTTGTTCAAAATCCCACCAGCCAACAAGAGTTGGGTCTCCTCTAAAAAATAATCCTATACTTCCTCTTTGATATTGCATATTATGACTGTAAAGTTTTAAGAGTATAAGTGACGGCGTGCTGACCAGCATTTGCATCTAATGCAGCGCCAGTTTTATTAACTATACCAATACAGAATTTTCTTGGAAGCATACCAGCAACAGCTGTATTAAATACTCCAATATAATTCGTTGAAACAGCAGTTGCCATCATTGAACCTATCTTAGTAGCATTAACTGGAGTGAAAGCCGCATCTGAACCTCCAAAACCATCATCATAAGTGGAACCGTCTTCTGACCTAATAAGATAAATATCAAGATAGCCAGAAGTAGAGACACCAGAAGAAGAAGTTCTAATTTTAACCATAATATCTGCTTCCAGTGCTAAAGTAGAACTATTATCAATAGCTGTTGACCCTCTACCAGCAGCATTTGCCAAAGAACCAAGATTAATGGTTGCTGCCGCCGAAGTTGTTAATTTTTGTTTTATTTCTGTCATATTTTATTTATTTAATTACTTCGAACGAAAATAAGATTTAATCTCAATCAATAAATTTTCAATTGTATTGAGCTTTTCCAAAGAACGCTCAATTCTGTCTAAGCTTTTTTGAATTTCAGTTAAATGATTAGTCTCAATCTTCTGAATGCCGACCTGAACATCATAAGGAATATTGCGATTTATTTTCATCTCCAGCCATTTAGACAGAGATTTGAAAACTGGAAACATTGCTATGATAAACAATGCCAATACTCCAATTCCGCCCAGATCTTTTAGAGACTGAAGAAGTTCAATATTCATATCATTAAAGCAAGTTATGTAATTTCTAACTGAATAGTGAACTCGATCTTATCGCCGACTTGAAGGCTGATGCCCGTAAAATCACCGTGCACTATCAAAGTTCCTCCGCTTGAGGCAGTAAAATTACCAGCATTGGTAATTGTTTTTGCTGATTCAGCGCAGGTTAAAGTGCCAACCCACTGAATTTTATCAGCAGAAGGCTTAGTGCGTGTAGCAATAACCCTTGATTCTGAAGCTGGAGTAAATAAATCAGTATCACTTTTTGATGCTGTTCCAGTTCCAGTTCCCCAGCCGATATAATCGCCTGTGGTCTGTGTTGTTTCATCTAATTTATCTACTATCCATTCCTCACCAGCTTGTGTTAATACTGTAGCCATATTGTTAAATTATTGATTATTTAAGTTGATCAGCAGGAATATCAGCAATTGAACCATCTTCAAGGATTGCCTTGTAGATAGTTGGATCCGACCCTTCGCCGATAGAAATACTCATTATTTTGAGCACTTCCTTGTCATTCCAGCGAAATCCTTCTGGTATTTCCACCTGATTTTTATTTTGATTGTCAGGATTGATTACCTGCTTTTGTTCTTTTTCCATGCTAATGATTTTATTTTATTTGTTTGACCTTTAAGCCACCGATAGAATATCCGAAAAATCTCAAATAGACCTCCTGAATAGCCACTGTTAAGAACTTTTGGTTCTTCCCAAGTATCAGTAGCTGCCCGATAAACTCTTCCTATTATCGTCCTTTTGGTCCCAATTAAAGCTTTTCTTATTTGTGTTTTAGTTTGCATTTTATTATTTCAGAGCTTCCCAGCCCCCGCCCATTTAGAGCGGAGGCTGAGAATTAAACTAACTATACTTTACAGAACAATTCAGCAAGAGCTGTTTTTCTCTCATCAACAACTTTGGCACCGTAGACGGTTAAACCTTTATAGGCTTTACCAAAATTGCCAACTAAGTCCTCAATACCGCTTTCAGTGAATGCCATAGCTAAAGTAATAGCTGATTTGTGGCCAGCTAAACAATGATAGCCAGTGGTATTATTACCAGCAACCTGTTCAGTCTGATAAACTTGGAATCCAGCCACTTGGCCAACTAAACCTTTAAGAACTGTGTTCTCGTAGGCAGTTGGAACAGCAGGAATTAATTCATCAGCCTGAATCAAGAGATTGGCAATTTTAGAAGGAACCACCAGCCATCTGTCTGTAGCAGGAACTTTAGCAGAATCAAGAATGTCTTTAAGAGAACAAATCTTGCTATAAATATCACCTTTAGTCACAGTTATAGGAGTAGCAGCTTCAATCTCATAACTAGCACCAGCAGAAATAACACCACCAGTATAAGCCGAAGGAACATCATCTAAATCATCTTCAATGGTAATAGAGGTAGCTGAAGCAAAGCTTTTAATGCGATACCATTTGGTATGTCCAGCAGCCTTAAATCCTCTTCCAACCATATCTGCAGTAAAAGTAGTGCCATTTCCAGTGACAACACCAGTAGTAGCAGCTACTGCAACAGTGCCAGTATTATAATTTGTTCCTATCCTTTGGCCAGCAGCCACTTTGGTATAAAGACCCAAAACATAAGAGTCTATTACTTCTTTAAGAGTATCACCGCATTGATTAATGAGAGTTCCTTCTGGATTTTTAATCCAAGAACGAAAACGATCAATGTTTTTAATCTGGAAGTAATAGGCTTTTGCCTGATCTGTAGTCAAAACACCAACAGACTCTTGAGGATCATCAACTGTCAGATTATTACCAGTATAGTCCTTTAAACCCAATTTACCAAAAGTCAAAATATTAACTTTTGAAGCCCTATCTTTTACCTCTCCCTCATAATCGTAGTTACAAATAGAATCTGCAACTGATTTCTGATAGAAGATGGAAACTACTTTCTGGGCAAATGCTTCAGCAATGTGTGTAGCGTAATTATCCATTTTTAAGAATTAAGAAATTATTTTTATCTCCAACTGCGACCTATATGTCTAACTTGATTTTGCCCTGCTTTATTAAGAGATTATATCGTTTAGGATCTTTTTCTCTTATTTCTTTAATCTGTTCTGGAGTTAATCCAGATTGAGCAGCAGATTCCCGAGACCCGCCAGAGCCCTTTTCAAGAGCTGATTTAGCAGGTTTTGGTTCTGAAACTGTTCCGCCAGCAGTATAAAGAAAGGCTTTAGCAATTATATCAAGATCAATGTTCTTATAAGCTGGTTTATGAGCAAACTCTTTAAACTCTTTTTCTCTCCCTTTCAGGCCAGAAAATTCATTTGTCAGAGATGCTTTAGTGAGAAAGTTATCAAGTTTTTCCTCAAAATTCTTTTCATTGACCATATCTTGAACTAACATAGAAGTTTTATTCAAGCGACGCTCAAGGATAATAGTTTTTTTAAGAAGATCTTTCTCAAGCCCCAGCATATCATCCCATTCAGGATACAATTGCCTCATCTCGGCATCAGTTGGAGTTTCATCGTTAGTGATGACTCCTAACTGTTTTTCCAGAGAACTTATTTTTCCTCGAAGAAGCTGATTCTCGCGGGTAGAATATGAGAATTTCTCCTTATAATCTACCTGCTGTTCTTCTGGTTTATTTTCAGGAGCTTCGGTTTCCAGTGGAGTCATTGGAGCATTGTCCTCTGATTCCTCTTGGAAAAACTCTTCCTGTGGCTCAGTAACAGTTAAATCTGGGCCAGAAGTTGTTTCAGGATTTTTATCCTCAGGCACAACTCTGTCCTGTTCCGTTCCTTCATCAGGAGTTAGGAAAGTATTTTGTTTAGTCATGTTTTTTTTACCGTCCCAATTAATGGGGTTTGGTTATACTTGGTTCGACTGCCAAGATTAAATCTGAATTGGACATATAAGAGAGTTAATAGCTCTTATAAGTCCAATTTAAATTTTATCAATTTTGGTTTTTTTCCCTTTAGCTGTTTTCACTTTTGAAGGTTCAGCTGATTTTTCTTTATCAGAAAATAAAGAGAATTTCTTCATTTCTTCTTCACTTAGATAATCTCTTCTCGCCATTAAAAATGCCCTTTCTTCATCAGTAATTGAAGCAGGATCTTTGGCTAAAATTAAATCTAAGTATTCTTTTGCTTCTTGGTTCATATAATTAAATTTTATGTTGATTTCTTTTTTCTACCCATTTTAGAATATCTTGCCATTGCTTTCTTACCGTGAGCCTTAACACCAGCCATATAAGCTACTCCAGCAGGATTTTTCATTCCTGCTTTTGCCGCTTTCATTTCAATCGCCTTAAATCTTCCTCCTGCTCCAAGTTTTCTCTGGCTGGCAGGAATTTTCTTAAGACTCTCTTTATATCTCTTTTTGGCATAAGCTTTCTTATAGGCTTTCGTGTTAGACTTCTTAGACTTCTTGGATGTTTTTTTTGCCATTGAAGTAGAATTATTTGATTGATTTGGCTGGATCGACCCGTGTTCCAGTCCCCTTAACAATCTTAATGCTTTCTTGGCATTTGCTACTGATTTACAGGTTTGTTTCTTTTTCCATTTTCCAGATGATTTTGTATAAATTGTCTTCCCAACTAATTTATATGGCATATGTTTATTTTTTAATACTGCTTAATTGTTTTTCCAGTGCTTTTCTGGCTTTTTCCGGACCTTCCAAAAAAGATTTTAATAACAGATAATTTCTTAATCTGGCTTTAAGAAATAAATCTTTATTTCGTGGCAAATCAACTTCTGCCAGTTCTGTTTCCACTCCGTCTATCATTTTCTCAATATATTCTTTAATTGCCTCAACTGTTAATTCAGTGTTAGAAATAGCCCGAAGCCAGTTCTCCAAAGTCTCTTTTTCAGCTACATTGAGATCCTCATATTTGAGATTATATTTGTTTAATAATTCTGTAATAGTCATTATTTTGTAGGAGTTAATTGTTGATTAGGATTTAATGTTGCCGGAGATGGCATTTGCTGGGGTTTCTGCTGGGGCATAAGAAGAGAAGCAAGGTTAGGAATTGTTTGCTTTTGCTTTTCAAAATCCATCACATCTTTAATCTGGTTAGCATCAAGATCAACTAATTCCAGCAGTTTCTTTTGATAGATTTCTTTTAACGGTTCATTGTCTGGCATCTGGGCAACTACCGCATTTAGTTTCTGGAGATCATCAATGGTTTTGCTTTCCCGCTCTGCCCTAGAAGTCACTTTCACTAAATAACCAGCTTGAGATTTCCAGTCATTTGGAGAAACTTCCTTCTCAAAGAAATTGCCTTTTAATGATTTTTTATAAAGTTTCACAGGAGTTAAATTATCTGCCTGAGATTCAACCAGCTTTACCCATTTAGTTCCATATTCAGCCCAAGCTTTATTATAAAACATAGCTATTGCATTCATTCTTTCAGTTGCCTTGCTTAATAAAATCTGCACCTCCCCTAAAGTAATCTGTTTTTTTTCTGAAACTCCTTTTTCTGTCGCTGTAGCTCCAGTTGCTTTTTCTATCAGATTAATCACGAAGCTGATATCGTCTAAACTGTCTGATAAATCAGGAATATCAACTCTCTGAAGAATATCGCTTGGCTTGCCAGGAAGAGGATACCAGCCAAATGGCTTTGGTTCAAAAGTAGTTGGCACAAAAGCCTCATTGGTAGCATCGTAATAATTCATTCCATAATTTCTCAAAGTTCTGTTTTCCACTAACTGAGAAAACCAGGCATTGATAATTTTATTTGGAGTCCTGACAATATCTCCTACTCCATCAGACCAAAAGTCTGTTCTTTCTACGTCATCAGCCCAAGAAATAAATGGATAATGATCTCTCCAGAAATGATCTTTTGTTGTTCCCAAAACCTCTTCCAGAGGAGCCATTCTTAAAATCTCTATTCCATTTCCCTCGCAGGTAGTAATTAAATAAATCTCTGTCCTCTTTTTGTCTGGATCAAAAAGTTTCATATAGTATTCTTTCAGCTCTACATAAGTTTCTCCTAAAATCGGATTATTAATATACATATCTCCCAATAACTGCATCCTTTCATTTCTCTCCTGCAGGCTTTGAACATTTTCCTCAGATTTAATTAAGCCAGTTGTAGTGGCATAAAAGATTTTCAAACGGTTAACTGCGTCCTTGTCATAATCAGGATTATTAGCAACTTCAGATAAAGTTCTAAAGATATGCTGATGAATAATAAACTGGGCACTGTCAAGGATAGCAGGATCAACATAACGGTCAACCAGAATATCAAACACATCAATAACTTCTGTATAAGGAGCTCCGTCTACCACATTTAATTTTTTAAAAGATCTGCCATAAAGCATTTCTTCTTTCTTGTCAACAATATCTTTAATATCCAAATTATTATCTTTCGCATTCTGGATAAAATACTCATTTAAAAATATTTCCTTTTGCTTGTCATTGGAAAGTTCTTCAAAATACAAATCAGGAGAAGCATTGATTTGAGTTAAGATAGTGCGAATAGTTTCTTTCATCAACGGAATGTTGACACTTTGCCTTTGAGTTAATCGGTTAACAATAACCTTATCACGATACAAAGTATAATTATCAGTCCAGTCTGAATGTCTTCTTTGCTGAAAATCAAAAGCACTTTTATAACTATTAGATAATTTTATTTTTAAAGTTTCCTGATCAATCATATTAAAATTAATTTTAAAAAAAGCCCATACAAGATCTCTTTTAAAAAAGATCTTATACGGGCTCCGTTTTTCGGTAACTCCGTGATTCTTGATTTTAATCAAGCTTATTAAATTATTGTCTTAATTATATCACTATGTTTTTTTATTTGTCAAGTTTTTCCTCCAAGTCTCTTCCTTCAGATTCTTTTATCAGCTCGCTTCCTTCAAAGATAATTCTTTTTGGTTTCCCGTCTATTTTAATAATCTTAAAATCACCATATCTGTATTTTCTCAATTTCTTAATCATTGAGGCTTCAGCTAAAGAAACTTTAATTAGAATTTCTTTTTTGTTATTCATATTTTAAAATCCTAATTCTGGATAATATGGTTCTATTCCTCCAGTTGGAACATTTATGAATTTAAATGTTTTTTTAGGCTGATAAGTATGAATAACATATCTTGCTGAATCCATCAAATGGTCATTAAATTTTTCAGGAAGATCTGTGAATGGTTTTCCGTCTTGCCCTTCCGGATAGTGATAACTGTTAATTTCATCTAAAAAATTCTTGCAGGTTCTGAAAACAAAAAATCTGTTATCACGAATCAACTGCTGGATAGTGCTGATTCCGCCTTTAATATCTTTATTGACATCAGCAACATTAATCCCGGCATTTTTTAATTCTTTAATGCGATCCTGTTCAGCAGGATCTGGGAATACTCTCTGGATACGGTATTCTGATATTTGATTTTTCAATACCTGAATAATTTCAGCAGTTGTCTTTTCTGTTTCTTTCCAGTCAGAAATAATATACCAGGCATTATCCCATAAAACACAAACAGAAATAGCAGATGGATTTCTGAATCCCCAATCTATCCCTGCGCCAATAAAATCTGCTTTCTGGCAAATATTAGGAATAGGATCTATTATATGATTATCAGACAGTTCATAAACCAATCCTTCCATTCGTTTAAATTCTCCACAATATCTTCTCGCAAACTCTTCTGGCCTCAACCTTTCCCTTTCTTTTTCAAAAAAATCTTTTGGGAATAAAGGATTATCAATTGACCTCCAGGTATAGACAGAATAATCAGAATCCCTTCCTTCTTTCCAGACTAAATAAAAATCCTGATATAACCAGCCTAAATTATATGGAGTAGTAGTAATCAGAATCTGTCCCCCTGTCATTGAGACACGGCTTCTTGCTACTGTCCACATTAGTCTTGGCATCATTCCAGCTTCATCCAGCCAAGCCCAATGAATAGTCATTCCCTCCACTCCTAATGGCTGATCAGCTGACCTGATAAAAACAGTTCCTCCGCCAGGAAGATTGATTTCTCCTTTTTGCTGTTTATAAAAAGCCCTTAATTCCGGCCATACTTCAAAGAATTTCTTGAGAGTGCTTTGCTGTAGAACCTTATAAGTAGGAGCACAGATTAAACCATCTTTATCAGGCAATAAGGCAATCTTATTTCCAGCCCAATAAGTTCCTACAAATGTTTTTCCTGACTGAATACCGCTGATAATTGCTCCAAACTGAGTTTTAAAATTAAAAGCCTCAAACTGCTGGGGAAACAGTTTTACTACTTTTTTAATTTTCTTTTGCTGTTGTTGAACCTGGCTCACCTTTTTGAATAATTATTTGATAAGGTAAATTAGGATAATTCACGTCAAGAGATTCTTTTGGCTTGCCAACTACAATAGAGAATAGCCATTCCAGACTTGCACCATCTGGCAACTTGCGATAAATCTCAGTTTTTGTTTCTCCAGTTTCCTTATCAACAACCTTTTTCTCATAATAAACTCCTTTAGCCAAATTCATTTTTGCCTTAATCAAATCTCCCCATTCTTTCAAGATTTCTTCCCTTAAAACAAGTAAAGCCTGCTCTTGAGCTATTGTTTTTTTATTTTTACTGCCTTTTTTTCTTCCGGCACCGGGTCTTTTTCCACCTCTAGCCATATTATTATTATATTTAGTTTAATGATTATTAATCAATTATATCATTTTAATGATTATTAATCAATTATATCATTTCTTTCTTCATTTTGAATTTTATCTATTGCTTCTAAAATAGCACTACGAAATAGCGAGCGTTTATTCTCATCTATTTCTCTTTTCATTCTTCCGTCGTCAATTGGTATCCAGTCAGATATTAACATTTTGTATTTTGTTTCAAGTTCATTAAGAACTTTTTCAATTTGTTTTTCCATAGTTTTTATTTTTAATTTTTAAGCACTAACCACCTAAACATCTACAAAACTATAAATCCTTTAACTTTGTAGTTATACTAACTCCAAAAGCATTAGCTATTGCTTTCGCATAACTTTCTTTTTCATTTTGAGGGCTCGTAGAAGCCCAAACATTAACAAATTGTTCAATGGTAAAATCTGGAGAATAGCACCTGCTTTTTCCATCAAAAATATAATTCAACTGCCAATATAAAGCATCCCAGCCATCTTGATCTGTGGCAAAAACAGCAAAACCCTTATCATCTTTTCCAATAGCTTTTGATTGTCCAACATAAACTAAATTACCGGGATTGTGATTTATTTTAGCTCTGCTTCCAGCAACATAAAATCCTTCCTGCTTGGCAATTACTGAAGCCAGTTTCTTAATAACTTCTTCTCTCTTTTGCGTTTTAGAGGCTTCTAACTTCTTCTTAAGAATTTCTACTATATTAGTTAGAATATTAACTATTGCCGTCATTGACGCTGCTATTCCTTTAATTGGCACGTCAGCAAACAACTTATCCTTATAAGGTTCAATTGAAGTATGATAAATAGTCTCGCTCAAAGAAGTTAACTCGTCCTCTGAACAATTAGGGTGAAGTTTGCGATACTCCTGATAAGCTTGGTCTTGATAATCTGTTATATTGATTTTCCAAGCATTTTTTAAAATCCCAAAAAATCCGTGAATTGTTTCGTGGGCAAAGGCTCTCCAAATCCAGTAATCAGGTCTCTTTGCGTCTGCTTCACTTATTGGCATATCCACGCAAACACTGCCATTGAAATCATTCCATCCGTGAGTCGTGAAAACTCCTGCTGATTTAGGATGGGTTGGAGCGTGCAAAAAGTAAATGATATGATAATCGCCCGGACCTTCATACTTCTTGCTCATTCTTTTCATAAAATCCTGTGATAAGCAATAAAAGGCATTATTATTGTATCCCTGATATTCCAGCTCATCCTCAAACTCTTTATAATCAATCTGATAAGGAATTTTTAGCTTTTCCAGCCACTCCCTAAACTTTTGGTACTCTTCATTTAGCTCATTTTTGTATGGCTTAATCGTCTTGTGTTGAAGAAAAAGAAATTTCATAATTTTTTAATTAACTTAATAAATGTTTCTAACTGCATCACTATCAAAATTGGTTTATTTTTAACTTGTTTTGAACTCCATTTTAAAAACAGAATATCTCTGTCTCCCTTCAGTTTAAAAACTGTAGAAATTCCCTTTGCCCAGCTTTTAGCTTCTCCTGTCATCTGTAAATCATCAAAATATAAATCTTCCTGATTAGCCTGCCCCCTTCTTCTAACTTTAATACCAGCCTGATTGAGGTATTGCTCTAAAAAATGTTCAAATCTGTATCCTTTTACTTTTTGTTTGCTGGCCATTATATTTTTTCTTTAAATACGATTGAATATATCAACTTCCAGGTGAAAGCAGGCACCCATTTAGGTTTCGGTCGCAAAACATCAAATTGCTTATGCAATTCTTCTTCAAACATTTTGCGATACATTTTCTTTATTTTTTTATTCTGTTTTTGGCTCATAATTTAAGAATTCCTGTCGGCATAATTCTATTATTTTATCATTTACAGCTACAATTTTTTTCTTACATCCCTTGCACTGGATTATTACTGCTATGTCTGTATGCTCGCACTCTTTTTTCTCTCTTTTTGTTTCTGGCAGATATTTACGAACATATTTTTCCCAAGTAAGATTATTTCCTTCTGGCAATTTCATTACGATGTCATCAAATTTTTCAGCTGGAAGTTTCTTGTAAAACGCAATACACTGGTAAAGATTCGGCTGACTAATACCTAAATCTTTTGCTAAAATTCCAACTATATTTTGTCCATAGCCAAATCTTTCTAAATCAGGCTGGGCGTCTACTATTTCTTTGCCAATCCACCATTTCATCTCAATAATACTCATATTGGCTTCTGCCCTCTTGGTAATAATAGCAGCTTTAATATTCTCCAAAAGTTGCTGATACTCGTCACTATTTCGCAAAGCTACTATCTTGTTTTCTGGCATAATTTTATAATGAGATTATAAAATTAGAATTATATTTCATCAGCGCTTAATTCTTCTAATTCTTCATCTGAATCAATTTCTTCTAAAACAGAACTTTTGGCTTTTTCTTTCATTTTTTCAATAATCTCTCTCGGGTCTTTTACTGTTTCAGCAATCATCTCTTCCTCTTCCGGAGTTAATGGAGTATCTTTTCTTGAAGGAATAACATTATAATCAGTATCCAACCCTTCACCGCTTTTTACTATATCTATGTCATAAGGAGGTAAATCCTGAAAACCATATTCTTCGCTTTCTTGGAGTTTCTTAATTTGACTGGCAATTGTCCAGCCAATTCTTAAAAGCTTTACCTGATTATCTGCCCTGTCAATTACCCAGCCAAGAAACTGAACTTTTACTGGCTGTCCATTGGCACAATAATAACAGCCATTCTCTTTACCAAT